GATTTGTTTGTTATTATTTCTGCTATCGTTTTTTTTTCTTTATTTATATAATTTTTTGCGTACATATAAGCACAAGAAGAGCCCTTATCTTTTTTTATTTCTTTATATTTTTCCCAACCTTTTGGATCATCAATAAAATCAGTTTGAAATAACTTATCGTGAATTTCTCTAAACACTTGATTTGCAAATTTATCTGAATATGGTTGAGGTTCTAATACCTCTATTTCACCACCAACAATATTAACAGAACCATAAAGATCTGAAACTTTTATATTATATTCTTTTACTTCACCGGTGGCACTAAATTTTTCTGCTAAACCTTTTACTAAAGCATAAGAAGTAAATCCGTTTTGGTGAACTGTACCTTCTTTTATGTTTTTATGTGAAACCCCCCTATAAAGTTTTATTGTTGTGTTTTGAAATTCCTCCCAACTAATTTTTTTTTCTTCACTCGTGGCAGTTCCCTCTTTTAACCAAAAATAATACAGATTTGATTTTAAGGCATTTTCTAAATCTGGATCGTTGTTTATATCGTATGCAATTGCATTTTTATTTTCTTGCCTTTCACCCAAAAACCAATCCACCCATCTGGATTTTTTATATTGGTTTTTATCTCCATAAGTAGTATATTCTAATTGTTTTTTTACTTGTTCTTCATATTCCATATATTTGGGGAAATACTTTGGTGTTTCATGGCAACCCTTTATTTCACCCCTTCCACTTCCCCACTTTCCATCTTCCCCACGCTCTTGGTTAGGATCAAAACCGGCTTTAATATTTATGGTGTCGATTAAAGTTTTTTTTTCAGAAAAGCGTTTATGGTGTCAACCTCGGCATTTGATTTTAACTCCGGTTTAAGTAGTGAAGATCCTATTTCATAGGCTTGTTTTTGTAAATCTTTTAAGGCAATCTCTAACAAATAAAAAGTTTCATCCGTTACAGTTCCGTTTTTAAAGAATTTTAAAATAGTAGATATTTTATCGTTTGTTTCTGTTAGGCTTAAAGACTTAAACCCGGTAAATGGTGTGTTTGGATTATCACCAATAGTAACATTTGAACCCTCGTAAAGTTTTAATTCTTTTAGTATTCTATTTTGCCCTTTTGTTTCTTTTGTAATGGTTACAAATCCAACGCTGTGATCAGTCATTATTCCAGCATCATATAATTTCAAAGCATCTTCCGAATAACTTGTTTTTATCAAAGGTTCACTTTCAAAATAAAGCCCCTTTTGATCTTCTTGAAGTACTGCAAATTTTCCGTGTGGCTGTTCCCAGCGATGCTGGTTTAAAAACACAATATCATTTCTGCGTTCTTTTAATGTCTTTGTGTAGGCCCCTTTAACAATAATATCTCCGCTGTGATCAACATTATCAAAACTTGACAAATAACCCGTTACCACTCTGTTTTTTAAATCTACATCGGAAACACTTTTTTCATTGTTCCTTTTAACTTCAAGTAATCCTTTCATGTTGTAAAGTTAATTATTTTTTTTTAAAACTAATCGGCCATTTTTATCCCTACGTGGAACGGGTGCTGTTGTGCATCTGCAATTTATTATATTCCCAGCCTTTCCCCTTATATCTATTGGGTGCTTAACCCTATCTGAATCACCTTCATTTTGTGGCACTTCAAAATATTTATCATAAGGAATTGTAATACCATTCATTGCCTCGTGGTTGTATTCACCCTTTGCACTTCCATTTCTCACCCGGTGATCATCTGCGGAAATCCACATTTTGTCAACCACAACATCAGCATCTTCCATTGCTTTATTTGAAGCGAAATTTGCAGCCGCCCCGGTTTCAGTTCTAGTAATACGCATTATTTGCCACTTATAAAGCCCCGTTTTTGTACCGAACTTTCGCACCATTTCATTTGTAATTACTTGAATACTTTTCCCGGTGTCGTTCCTTTCGGCAATGTAATTTATTACAGCTTCAACAAAAGTATCTTTGATTGAGGTTATATTTTCACCACCAAATAAGGTTAAAAACTCAAAAACAGCCCTACCAAACGATTTTATAAAAAGTGCTGGTGAGAATGCTTTTACAGTCATTGTGTTGTCGTTTATGCCTCTGTAAATCTTATTACCATGAATAACCCCAACTGTTTCGTAAACCTCCAAAAGCATCTTTAAAATGGCTTTGTTGTTTATCTCTTTTTCTAAAAGAATTTTGTAATTCTCTTGGGTTGGCTTCTGTTTTGCAACTTTTATAAGTGTGTTTTTAAGGTGCTTTTTTACAATTGAAGATGTTATTCGCTCATAAGCCCTCAATTGTTTTAAATACCACTTTTTGTATTGGTTTTTTGTCATTTGGTCTTGTAAACAATTGCTTTTTCTTCATCAATCAATACATCGGGCTGTTCTTCAACAAATGTTTCTTCCAATGGCACAATACCCATTTTGGTTGTGAACCTTTCAAAATCTTCACTATCTTGTTTAGGATAGTTCATAGCCTCCCGGTATTCGTTTCTCGAAATAACACCATCCATTAATGCTCTACTTAACCAAACGGTTAGTGTGTTCATATCTGCTTGCATTTCTGGAAGTGTAGTTGCATCAAAATAAAGAAGTGTATTTTCGTACCCCTTAAACCTTGGCAATATAATCTCATTAAATGCCGCCTCCAACAAATCTAAATCCGGCAGAATATCATCGGTTAAAACTTGTTTACGATATTCCTTTACATTGTCATATTTCGCTCCCTCTGAATTATTCAAAAGTTTATCACTCCAACCCAAAACATTACATATTTGTTTTTGGTCATAATCCAAATATTCAAAAGGTCTTAACTCATCAGTTGTTAATGAAAGTCTAGTAAAACCAATCTCGGCACTAATACCGGCAATCCTTGAAAGCCTTTCCGGGTTGTCATCCATTTCTTTTAAACGGCTTTTTAATTCCTTGGCTTGATCTGGTGTAATTGGTTGGCTTTTACCATGAACAAAACCATAGGAACCACCATTTTTAAGCGTTTTAATATTTTGGTTCATTGCCTCGTTTGAACTTTCTATATTATCAAGTGCTGGCCTTAAAGGGCTTGCACCATACAAATGGCTTCCCAACAAATCAAAGTTTGGGTTTGGGTATTTTATGTGAACAATGCTATCTTCTGGAAACTCAATGTAATTGCTGTTTTCAATCAACGTATAATAATCAATTGGTGATTCATCACTTAAAAGATTTGCGTTTGCTTTTAAAACAATGTTTACCATGTGGCTAGGCAAAATATAAAATCCCATTGGAACCCCTTTTTTGGCTCCTTCATCGGGTGTTAACATATAAATATAAACATTACCATTTAGCTTCAACATGGTTTTGTAAAGACTTATAAACTCATTCCAACTTTGGTTTACATTTGGCTTTAAAATAGGCATATTCAAATGGCCCTCACCTTGCAAAAATGCCTTTTTTTCAAGGTTTTTCAAAAGAAGTTTCATTTGTGGTTGTGAAACATTGGCTTGTTTTACCTCCCTTATAAATGTTTTTGCCTCATTTTCTTTTTCAACCTTCTTTATAAAAAATGGAATATGAGCCGTTTTTCTTGCTTGCTGCTGTATAATAGAATACACTACACTGTTTATATTATAGCCCTTTTCTAAGTACGTTTTACCATTGGTGTCGTATTTGGTTCCAGAAGATCCCACCCACGATAAAAAAGATTCATTAAATAGATTTTGTGTTCGTTTCTTGGTTGAATTAAAAAACCCTTGTAATTTATTTAGAATCATTTTTTTATGTATATGTGTGTAAAGTTAACAAAAATAACTATTATAAAATTACCCTCATTAAAAGGTGAACACCTCCGGCACATTTTCAATTTCCACAATACCGGTTAATGTATCGGGTGCATCATCAAATTTATTCGCTTTGAACAGCTTTTTGTATTTGGTAACATCGTTGTAAAACTTGGGCCACCTTAAAAACCAATCTTTTGGCATAACCACCCGGCTGTTCACCGTTGCAGAATTACTAAAAATCCGTGCTTCTTTGTTGCTGCTTTGGTGAAACCATTGAACGTGGCACTTCTTTGTTCCATCTTGTATTATTCTAGCAAAACCCCTTCCACCATTATTTGATTCTATATTTGAAACATTTACATCGTTTCTGTTTAACAAATCAATGGTTTTTGGCTCTGTTACCTCCATTGGTTCATCTGTGTATAATACATCCAAAATATAGAGGTGTTTATCTGCTCCGGAAAGTGCAATTCCATAAACAATTGAACACAATTTATCTTGGCCGGTGTCGGCTGTATCGGTGTAGTTTTTTATCTGCTTAAACTCTGGAAGATTGTCATAGGTTTTAAAATTAGAATACAAAAGCCCCTCTTTACTTTCCGGGTTTCCTTGGTATAAACATTCAAATTTTTCAACATCCATTTCCATTGTCGACAATAAACTTTGTTTACTGTGAACGCTGGGCCATAATGCCTCACCTTCACCCCTTGGATCAATTGGGGTTGGTTCTCCGGTTTTTATGGCTTGAAAGTTAACTTTATACCATTCATCGTGTTTTAATGGTGTGTTTTCAATATCATCAATGGAACTAATGGTTTTTACTTTGCCTAGTGTCTCCAACCTACCAATCAAATCTTCTTCGTGCCACCTAGTAAAGACTATTAATTGTTGGCTATTGTTGTGCAACCTTGAATCAACTACTGTTGTGTACCAATCCCAAACCGCCTCCCGTATTATTGGGCTGTTTGCCTCCATGTAATCTTTATACAAATCATCCATTATCATCACATCAACTTTGTTACCCGTTAACGCTCCACCCCGGCCCACCGATTTTAACCCACCTTTTTTGTTTACAATTTCAAACTCAATGGAATTTCTTAAATAGTTAGAAGAAACTGTAACTACGTTTGAAGCGTTTAGCGTTGTTTCTGGAAATATATCGTGGTATAATTTGGTATCAATGATCCTTTGTATATCTCTATTGAATTTACTTGCAAATGTTGTATTGTAAGAGGCAACCGCCACTTTTGCATCTGGCCTTAACCCTAATATTTGAGCCGGTAATCTTCTTGTAGAACCCTCCGATTTTCCATGTTGCGGAGGCATAGTAACCATCAACCGTTTTATATTGCCCTTTGCAAAAGCATCTAAAAGTGTGTAATATTTTTCGTGGTATGGCTCCACTTGAAACCCATCCAATGTGTTTTTTGTGAAATCAATTAAAGTTTTTCTTGATTTGCGTATTGAATTTTGGTAAATCAACTCACAAAGATCATCTTTTGTTTTAATTGTTATCGGCAATTTCTTTAAGTTTTTCTGCAATTTCTTCATCGGTATAAATAGATAAATCTCTTTTTGTTGTTAGATCTATTTCATTTTTTTCTATGTAGCCACGCTTTTTGCCTTTTGTTTTTAGATAGAAAATTGTTGAGGTGCTGTTACCGGAAGCAATTTGTTTGTGTAATTTACTTTCAGCAAAATCCAAAGCAATGTTTTCAATGTCTTTTACTCTTGCTTTAAAATCTGCATCATCTTTACAATATTTATAAAAAGTTTCACGGCTACATCCTACGTTTTTGCAAGCAGATGTTACAATTCCAAGTGATTTTTCCAATGCTTTTATTAAATTATTTTTTAATATGTCAGATTTTGTCATCGTTTTTTACACTAATTTATTGTTATTTGTTCGTTTGGCAATGGTATGTCGGTATTAAACATCTCCACAGCCAATTTCCTAGCCGAATCATGGAACCTTTCTTGCTCTTGGGTGTCATTTGTGGTTGAAGATTTTACTGTTCTTAAAACCTCACCAGAATCGGTTTCCTTCTCTACAAAATTACAATTATATTTTAAAAACTCATTCATTTCGTTTTTTCCGTAATATTCGCCCCACTCTGTTTCAATGATATTTTGCCATATTGGAATTATAACGGCCCAATAATATCTGTTTTGGTTATTGCTTCTTTTATTCCTATTTACTTTTAATTCCATTAATATTATTTTTCCCTCAAAAGATTCAATTGCCTTTTTTATTAAGTTTTTATTACGGATCACTTTCCCGTTTTTAATTTCTGTTATAATGCTTATTTTTCTCACTTGTTTATCTTTCTACATGATATAATTTCTTCAAGTTTTATAAGCCCTTTTTTTTCGGCTTGCAATATTGCTTCATTTGTGGAGGTAGCATCTTCGGTTACGTATCTAATAACCCCAATTTGGTATTTGTTTTTTTTCATAAACTCCAAAGTTTGTAAAGTGTTATTGTGTAAA